GGCACCTTTACTAAGGGAGTTAACCCTTACTTGAGTTGATTCTTGTTTCCAAGAAATCACTCACCACAGCATTCCACTGTGGCCAGTCCATGTTGCGTTCCGAATAAGGAACACCCTCAGGACGAGGAACCATACTCCATGCGGATGTATGGCGTCGTTTTCTCCGCCATTTTACGACTTCACCTCTGAAGCCGATAGTGGAAGAGTTAACCTCATGCAACAGACAGCTCATCAGTAACCCGCTAGGGTTATAGATAAGCGACTTAGCCCCAAAGGGTACGACAATAGAGTCCTCGGTTATTACATACTTCGGATTCCTAGGCACCAGCAGAGAGTAAGAAACTCCTTGCGATGACCTATGTTTCCGGTATGGCCGTGGAACATCTGAATGGATACCAGATGAGAAGTCCTCCCAACAAGGGACGTATAGGGGCTCTTTGATGGAATCAAAGAGACAACCTAACGTATTGTCGAGATGGATCCCGCTTTTTGTTGAAAAACGGGTAAGTTGGTTAAATGCTGCATATAGAGAAGCAGGTGTATCTGTATTTTTTATATATACACCACGGATATTACTTCCAAGAAAGAAGTCGGCTCCGCAGCTCTCTCTGAATGGACCTTCAACAAAGGTCTTGTCGTTGTTTACTGTGAATCCGAGGAAGCCTAATAATGTGATGACATCCCTAGCAACTAAGCTGGGACAAACTATGTCATCACCAAAGACTCCCCACTCATCACAGGTACCTGTGCACCTAGGGAATTTTAAGCCCCTAAATGCATAACAGGCCTCGACGACACAAGCAAAGATAATGGTTTGCAGCGGGAACGTAAAACCGTTTCCCATTGTAGAGACCATTTCCAATGACACTGTGCCCTCACCTTTTATCTCGACCAGTGGCGTACGGTACTTCATAAGAGTTAGAAAGAACTCTCTGGGTAGCACGTATTCAGCCATCGGTATAGAGATAGAATCAGAGGCACTGGCCAAATCGATAGTAACCGATTTGTCAGACACTGACCCCAAGCGAGCGAGCTCGCGATTTCGGTCGGGCTGTTTACGCAGGGAGATACCAAATCTCTCGTGTAAACGCCCTTCTAAGATTGCACCTACCCCAAGCTGAAAGAAAGTATTCAACGAGGGCTCTGTGCAAATACATCGCGAAATCTCATCATTCTTAGGAACAAAACTAAGACGACTGTTTCTCGTTATAACAGCCTCACCATAGTAGGATCTTCGGATACTCTCCGATATCCCCCATTCTGGGAAGCCACGTATATAACGACTGTACCATTGGTACAGAGACGGATCGCTACACGTCAGAGTAGAGGCAAACAGCTTTGCATAGCTGCTCCCACCCCTTGCCAACAAGTTAGCACCTGGCCCAACACGTGCCCTATTAAGGACATCGTACGGGTGGTCCAACAGGCCAGCAGTTGCCGACGTAAACCAAAACCTATAAAGGGAATGTCTTAAGTTCCCCACTAGTGTTTCGATCCTCGAATCCCATTCACTGGGTCGAGGGCTCCAGTTCCGGCAAGCAATATTGCAAGCGAGGAACTTGTTTAGGGCTTTGCGATCGGCGTCAGGGGCAACACGACTGATGAATTTCTTCACCAGACTGTTGCGTAAACTTACGCCAAAAGCATCGCGCAATGTGATTCCCGGGTACAAAGTATCACTTTCCGTGATACCGTTGATCCGGAGATCCGTCTGTAAACAAGAGACAAGGGTCTCAGGTGGTATTACCATAAGAGCAATGCCCCATTAGGTTGCTTCCAATACATTTATATCTCGTCGCCGATCTCTTTCCAATCAAATGGCAGTTTAAGCCATTCTCCTGGTTCGAGCTCGCCGCCGATCTTCGGTCGGTTTTCAAGTTCATCAAGTTCCTCGATGGACCTGATTTCCTCCCGAAAGATATAAGTAGTGTACTTACATCCATCGTGGACACGGCTATCCGCAAACTCAGCAAAGTGGTTGTTACCAACTAAACCGAGCTCGCGGTGTAGCTGTAATCCATCATGGATAACCTCTAGAGCGCGGAGCATGGTCTCATTTAAGAGATCACGAGCCGTATCAGACCTAAGATCAGAATCGGCGTCACAGGTTGTAATGAAAGCCTTTCGGCTTGCAAGCAACTCGAGGCGCTCTTTTCGGTCAAAGGACAACTGTAAAACACGGTCAAAAACTGATGTTTTCATTGAAATAACTCCAGAGATTAAGAAGTAACCTTATGGACTACGAAGTCAATGTTCAAAGGCCCTATTGCTAGGGATAATGAACAAAGACAACTCGCCTTGCAACGTTTTGGGAGCGAAAAACGCTCCACGAATCGCTGAAGGCGAGCTTTCACAAAGTCCCTGTAATCAATGTTTGTCCCCATTCTCCGGCTTCCTCTGCGAGGACGCCTTCGATAAAGGACTGCATTGCCAGGACCTGTTGTGGCTCGTAGCTGTCCATGCCAGCCGGTACATCCCAAGTGCCGCGAAAGATCGCAACACTAGGTACCCCAGCAGCACAATTACCGCCCTTTCGGACGATCATTTTGGACTGGTTCATGGGGATCGACCCACGAAGCCCCGTCGCCGGATTCGGTGAAGGAATCTGCCGTAGAACAGCAGGCTTCCATACCGATAGGGTGAAAGGGCTCGAGATCGAGTTTGCGGTAACACCGGTCTGCGTACCTCCAAGAGAGGATACAGCCCATTGTTTCGCATTCACTGCAGGCGGAGAATCGGCCGTCAACCCGAAGGTTGGCGACGCGACACCCGTATATGCAGTTCCTGCAATCGATGAATCAGGAGTAAAACTCACATGAGTCTCCAAATGTCTACATTGCCACTAAACGAGTGGTACGTTCTGGCCCAAGCGTGATTAGCGCAAAGAAGCCAATGCCGAGGCATTCGCAATCGCCAAAGCGGCGAGGTTTGCATCTTTGATAGGGCTGCTAAAAGGCAGCTTAAATCGCAGAGTAGGGCTTGGAAGCCCTACTGCATTCCTCTCGAAATGACGACGACGAACGACAGGCAAATTTCCTTGGGATTCGATGACAAGTGATCCTGGAAAGAAGTGTTGTGGAGCAAGGGTACACTCTAGTCTAGAGCATTCGCTCTGAGATTCGAGTGAAATACCTTTCTCACACCACCCAATTCGGGATTCGTTCACTGCCAAGGAATCGATTACAGAACCAACATTGGTAAAGTAATCGACCAGGAATGAGTATGGGATAATCTCCCACAGGGTTGGAGCGAAGTTTCCCCAAGTAATGCCAAGACTCTCTAGATCGTCCTGTTGAGTGTTGTTTCCAACATTCACACAGGCCTTATAGCGAATCGAGACACTAGAGGATTCAACGAACTGCCCTGTTAGCAACATGGGGCCCCAGTCTTGAAATTTCGTGTAGTGCGAAGTATACGAGCTATCACTAGCGCTACCGGTAGCTACCTGAGAAGGTAGTCGGTATGCAATGATCTTGCTCGCTGCCTCAGCAGCACCTTGAATATCCGAGACTAAAGGAGCTATACCATAGCTATACTGCAACCATGAGTCCGTTACCAACTTTTTACGATCTTTTAGACGCTTATATATCCGTGCCCGCCTTCTTATGCGGTCACAGTATTGTAGCGTATCTTCAAACATCGCGCCAAGAGGGTTTCGGATCAACCGGATCGTCTCCGCAAGTTCCCCGAGAAACACGCCAGATTGAAACTGACGCTGAATCGAAAGGACTTTCTTTTGGAGCTTTTCCGCTGCCAAGTTGTCTGTTTCCGCAAAGTTATGGAGAGAAGGATCTGGGGGAAGGTTAAGATTATAACCCGCCCAGTCTCCCTTGACCTCAGCAGACCAGACGATCGTTTTGGATGGATCACCTAAGGAGTACAACTCCATACGGTAATGACACCCACCGCCGTCTGCCTGAATGACATCGCCGATGAGTTGCGTCGTGGCACTGACTCTGCTGCGTATTAGTGATCTGAACCCCGGAAGGTTATATGGAATATACGTTATCAACTCGGAAATTACACCGAGAGATCGCGTACCCTCCACGAAACTTATATTCGGGAATCCAGAGCCACTTTTATACGTAAAAGCAATTTCAGAATCACGAGCAATCACTTTGTTTGTCATAGGTCACCATAATGAAGAAGGTACCATAACAAAGGTACCGAACGAAGAACCACACCTAAACCGAAAGGCAAGGTGCTTGCACACATTACTGTGCGCCGGAGCCCGCGAAAGCG